AATAACTGATCTAGCATCTAAGTCTGGATCTACATCTTTCATCTTGAATAAAAACTCTGGATCTGGAATCAGATCCCTTAACGTATCGTTGATGTTAATACCTGCTACGCCGCCTTTGAGTTCTGTTTGAAAAATATCATTTAATTCTTTAACTGCATCTAAAACTGTATCTTCATTTGAATCTAAGATACCTCGACCTTTTTGATTGTCATCTTCACTTACAATCTGATCAACAAATGATTCAAATTCATATTCTGGATTGTAAGATTCTTTTTTAGATAAATTTTCTGTTTCACGACGAGCTTTGTCACTTAGGTTAGTAACCTTGCCGCGGCCGTCTTTAGCTTTCTCAGATTTAGTCCACTCGCCTTCATCTTTCCAGCTAACAACTTTACCGTCTTTATCTTTTACTTCTGTGCGTAGTTCACTTAATATGTCTTCTGGTGATATATCTCTAGTTGGGATTTCGCTTTCATCAACTAGTCGGAATATGTATGGAAATGCAGTTTTTAATTCTTCATTGAATGTGCGTATTGTTAGTCGATCAATCCAGTCACTCATTATTTCTTCAGGTATCATCTGATCTTCACGATCAGTAAATGATTCTGCAAATTGTTCGTAGTATGCAGTGCGTTGTAAGTTATGAACTTCTTTTTTAACTTGTTCGATACGCTCTAATACTTTGCTGGTAATGTCGCCCATTGCTTCTGACAATGCTTCGTTACGACTTACATACCCTTTGAATTTACGTAACTGTGTTAGCTCTTCTGATAGGCTAATAATGTGTTGACCAATGGCATCATAAGGATGGCCGCCATGCTTGATATGTTCAGCCAATGCTCGAGCGCCATTGATGTGTTTGCTAACTGGATAACGGAAACGCTCACCTTGTACATTCTCAATCCAAATACCTTCAATGTGCATGGTGCGGCCTGCGGCAAGTTCTGGATTAATAGGTTGACTATGTTTAATAATCAATGTTGCTTCTCCAAGATCTTGATAACTCATTCTTGCTGTTCCGTACAGTCTATTTTCCATTATAGGTTCCATCATTGGTTGTTCCTTCTTTTTAGCTTGGAATGTATAATCACGCTTATCCATGTTATTTTTTCCGATATTTTGTACATCAAAGTTTAGTAGCCTATTTTTTGCAAATTGTCTAAAACTTCTGATAAAGCGATAAGCGCCTGGGTGTTTTTTCTCAGCAATATTGCCGCTTACTTGTACTACTACACCTTCAACTTCGTCAAGGGTAATAGTAATATTTCCAACAGCATGGCCTCTTTCATTGTATTCAAACTCAAAGAAACGTGCTAGTGGAATATCCTGTTTTTTACTTAATATTTCGGCGTTTTCATCGCCGATTTCAATGTCAGTAAAGCGGGTCTGGATCTTTCCGTAGAGTTCTTTAGCAATTTTATTTAAATTGGGTTTCATCTTATATTTATCACACTCCCGTTGATATGTATATGGGCAACGGCGGTTCCCAACTATCGTCTATTTCACCGGTTACTTTAAGAACTTCAAAGACTCTAGGATCCCATTCTGCTAGCAGTACGCTCATGCGTATGACTAGCAACAAACTAGAAACTAGATCGTCATGCTGTCCTGTTTTGGCTTTAAAACTAGTACCTGCGGCTATGAACGATTTAAGTTCGCTGATCAATGCACGACTATAAATCTTGAGTTTTTCCTCTTCTATGAGGAATTTCAAGCGACTACACGCGGCTATCTTAGTACCAAACGTAGTGTTAAATCCCTTACGGAATTTACGTATATGTCCTTTTCTTAGTGGTTCTGATACGAACATTCCTGGAAATGTTTCTTCGCCCAAGTCAGCTATCACTACCAGCGCCGCTTCTCCAACTGTGTTATTTTCCACTGACCAATAGATATTATTGTAATTTTCTTCTCCAATTTCGTCTTGGACATATTTTAACATGTCTCGGAATATTTTAACCTGTTGCTGTACTGGTGTAACATTGTGTTGCCATTCTGCTACCTGTTCCATGCTGGGCAGTTCAAATATCTGTATAGCACCGTAGTCACCACCTGTACCCAAGCTGGGATCTAGTGCGGCAATATAGAGATGTTGAGCAGAGGGTTTCTTATACCAGCGAACTTGCCCCATTCGGGTTATGGGTTCTTTGCCGATCATTTCTGATAGTTTAATACTGTTGATTAATGTTTCGTCATAGACTAAGAATTCGCAACCATATTCACGACGGAAACGTTCTTCACCAATACGTCCTAACTCGACTTTTTTCCATTCGTCATCACGATCTGGATGTTCATGCCACTCTGCACGGAATCCGTGGAACCCGTTCATTCCTAATCCGTCTGTTCTAACATCCCCGTACTCGTCAAACTGATTTTGACTTTCTTTCCAAATAATAGCGAACTCGTCTTCATCACTATTGGGTGTGCTGGTGATAATCGCACGTCCACCAGTTGCTAGTGTTGGCGATATTGATGTCCAAAACTCTGTAGCAATGTTCGGCTGTACGAAAGCAAACTCATCGCAATATAGTAAGGATATGGACATACCACGACCGGTGTTACCAGTAGTAGTAGCTGATACAATTCTTGATCCGTTGTCAAAGTCTATACTCCCTTTGTTATAACTTACAACCCCTGATCTAATATAGTCCGGGCATAGTTCGTATCCATAACGGATACGTTGCATAATTTCCTGTGAACCTGTGTATTTGTGTGCGGCAACTAGGATAGTTTGGTCCGGGTGAAACATGGCAAACCAAAGCAAATAAGCTGATGCACAGGTAGTCTTGCCACTTTGTCGAGGTAACATGTTGATGTTAAATCGAAACTCGTGATAGCTTTGCAGTAGCCTTTCTTGATATTCAAATGGTTGGAATAGCATCTTGCCTTTGACAGGATGCTGGATATAGAAAAAGTGTTTAGCAAAGTAATGATACCCGTTAACTGGGTCAGAGCACTTTAATAAATGCTCAACTTGCTCTTCTGTAAACTTTTCTTTACTGTGTGCTTTTTTGGTTAATACACCATCTAATGATTTTGCCATACGTTTATTTACATAAAAAAAGGGCTCCTAAGAGCCCTTTTGACCTAATAACAAATTATTATCTAGTTTTAATTTCTTCGTACATTTGGCTTAATCTTTCAACTAAACCTTCTTGTAATGGGTTTTCACCACCATTAACACGCAGACGTTTTACATCACCCTTGCTGTGCATGTCATCACCTTTGCGGGTAACTGAGTCAATACCATATGTGTGAGCATCGCTGCCACCCGGAGCACTATTACCATAACTTTCATCTGCATCTGGATCGGATAGCATGTCTTCATCTGCTGTTCCTAACACAATGTCAACATCGCCATCCATGCCGTGTGGTTGTGTAATCATTGGCTCTTCATGATCGTGATCATGTTCTGCAGATTGTTCAATGTTACGTAGGATAGACATTAGGTCTTTAATCCCACCTGCACCGCTACCATTCATGCTGACATTCATAGTAACTGAATCTTGTTGTTGTGGAGCATGTGACATCATCGGCATTGGCATCATGTCGCCGCATTCAGCAACAGATGATTCTTCAATTGCTCTTAGTTTTGCACTTAGATCGTAAAAATTCATATTATTTTCCTTTTACCTTAGCCGCTACATTAAGGCTATTTTTGTGTTTAACAGGAACTAAATTAACTTTTTTCTTACTAAACGCATTCATTGTATTAACTTTAGTATCTTGTGTTTTAATTTTTGTATCAGCTTTAGGAGCAGTCTTGGCCAACAGCGCATCATTCGTGCCAGTAACCTGTTTTAATTTTTCTTCATTCTTTAATGATTTTAAGAATGTCAAACGCCTATCGCCAACTAGCTCTTGATTGTCTGCTTTTTCATAGTCTGTACCAACGATTGATTCGCCGGTGGCTTCATCATTAGCATGATTCAATGCAATTTCTTCTTGTTCTTTTTCATTGAGAACTTTTACACTGCCTGAACTGATCCCAAGACCTTGCGAAACTTTGTTAAGAATCTGCTCGCTGGTTGCTGGATAATGCGTACATGCATCAAATACTGACATTGCAACATTTTTATGTTCTGGAAAATCTTTGTGGTTTGCGCTGATAGGAGTAGTTTTAGCTGTGCCTACAGATGCGCAACTGTACTCAGACAGTGCTAGTTTGATCTTTTCAGCACAATCTTTAGGGCAGTCGCCTACGATTTTAATTTTAAATTTGTAGACTTTTTTATTTTCTACTAGGTATTCTTTGAATGATTTCATGGTCTAGTCCTGATACATTATTTATTCATATTTTTAAGTTTTTCAAGAAGACTATTTCGGTCAGTAACGATATAACCATCCCCTTGAAGTGTAACACTATCATCACCAGCTGTGTCTTGATCTAGCTTTTGCTTCTTAAGCTGTAGCTCGATCATCTTGAGTTTTTTGTCAATTTTAGCAGATTTTGCGTCGATTGCATTTTTAAGCATGCCGCCAGCTACTTCAAAAATCCTACTAGAATACCGGGCTTCAACGTTCATGCCCAGGTCCATTAAATCATCATAAGCGTCTGTAGCACGTTGCGCTAGGGCATCAAATTCATTATCTGCTAGATCACCAAGACCGTTTACTCGAGGTAGTGCCGCTGAAATTTTGTCAAATTCTTCCATGCTACGCAGGAAAGGTTGCGGATCTATAGGCAATTCTTTTTTCTTTTCTTCTGCCTTGACAATTTTTTTGCTTTCGGGCAAATTAAGTAGTTCTTCAAGTTTTTTAGTCATACTATTACTTATACTTAGACTTGGCCAAAGAGATCATTTTCGTTAACTACACGGAATTTGATGCCCTGCTGCCTGCACCACATTGTGGCGGCGGCCCATTTTGCTTGATTTTTAACAAACTGTGCTTGATTGTATTTGTTTTTACCAACACGTTCTAAAATAGTCTGACTTGCTGGTTTAATCTCAATCAGCTCAGTAAGAACCTGGTTAAATTTGTCTTTGTACTGTATAAAAAAATCAGGTACATACACAGTAGCTTTGCCAGTTAAGGGATCTCGGTAGGGAATCTGTATAGCTTCACTGGCCCATTTTGCCACGTTAACATTAGTGTCACAAAAGTTCATAAAACTCCACTCCCAGCTGGAACGATACGTAGGAATTTTTAATCCAACATACTTTTCCGGGTGGCGCATAGTAAACTTGCCTTGTGCAAATTTGCTAGCCATGTTACACTAGTATGTTGCGTGTTTCGTACAGATTTACAACTGGCGCAATTCTATATCCCAAGATGCTGGTTTTTTCTCTGTAGGTGTTTAACACTTGCGTTACGATTTGACTTAACTGGGCTTCAGTTAGCGATTTCATAGTATCTAGTAATTGGAATACTTTAACTCCATCAATACGAGATTGATTTAACAATACGATTGCGGTACTGCGAGCACTTTCTACATCAAAGCCTCGTTTAACGAAAAAACCGATAGTTGCATCTATTTCGTTAGTGGGAAAACTAACTTGATTAACAAAGAATTTATCAAAAAATTCCCTTGTATCAGTAGT